AGGGCACCTAAGCAGCTCCTCAAGCTTCACCCAGCGGTTGTATTCGTCTTGAGTGAGCTTCTCCTCGGTCTTTCCTTTTTTGACTCCCCTGCTGGCTGCAAAATGCCGGGTCTTTGCCTTGTAAGCTTTCTCGCGGTTCTTGGGCTGGTTAGCAAACTCTAAGGCGTGATCCATTGAGCAAAACGTGCCAGCTGGAACCTTGATCCATTCTGCCACGTACTCGCCGCACTGTTTGCACTTTCGCTTACTGTTTGCCATGCCGTACCTAAAAGAAACTGTATAGCCGCTGAATCGTCTGTTCATCGGCGCCCTTGAATAACGTCCGCATGGCCGCGTTTTGCACTGCCATAGCGAACTTCTCAAACTCTTCTTGCTCCATGTTTGCGAATGAAATTGACTGCGCTTCAAGCCTTAGCGATCCGTCGATGTTATACACCTCAATCCGGTATCCAGCTAAAACCGTCAGCTGCCGACGAAACCTGTCGAACTGCGCGGACTCGTCCATAAACTCGACAGCCTGCGTGGCTTTCCAGTGCTCAAAACAAAATTTGAAGAACGCGAATTGCTTTCGATGAAAAGCGGGGTTGCGCTGGCGTTTAATCTCAATCTCGTACAGTTCGCCAGTCTTCAGCTTTGTGAGCGCATCTGTAGTCATTTCATCAGCCGGTGACAGTATGCCGCCCGGCTGTTTTAGCATTTGATACTTAGCCATCACTCAAGATCACAAGAATCCCCTAACGAAGCGCCAGAACTTGCTGGTATCTCCAGCATAGAAAACAAAACCACCGATTCGTACAGCGCCAAACATCCAGCGCACCAGGCGGTCACGAACACCAGCCTTATCAAGCAGGTAATAAAACACATCGTCAGCGACTTGGCGGTCAAATCGGATTTCATATAACCGGTCGTGAGCCAGCGACTCAACCGGATACTCATCTGGCTTACCGGCAGCGAACTGGAACAGCCCTGGAATGCTGGCACCATCCCAGGTGTAACCAGCCGGTATATGCTCGTTCATCGTCATTGTTGTACCGAGTTTGTTTTTGTAAACGATCTCAAAACGAACTGGCTTAAGCAGAGTCATTCGGTACTCATTGTCGAACACCTGGACCTTGTACCAGTCGTGCGGCAGCTGGTTGGTAGGTTCATCCGTGTAAAGAGAACCAGCTATAAGCGATGTTACGCGCCCGCCCGATGAATCCAGTATTGGCCGTTTTAGGTAGCACTGAACGCTAATTAGTCGACCGCTTCCAAATGGTATTTTCATGCTGCTTTCCTTGTAAAAGTTGATGCCCAGATTTTGATGCGACGCAATAGCTCTTGGCGTTCTTTAGTGCCTTTGCTCAGGCTAATTTTCTTCTTAGACTGGTTTTCAGCAGTGTTTTTGTTGATTATCGCCATGCACCCGCATGACTTGACGTGACCAGAATTTACCTTGCTCTTAATGCGCCAAGTCTTGTTTCCGCAGCGGCACTCGTAGTGGCCGTAAGTATAGGTTCGGCCATGTGTTGATCTTTCTTTTTTGTCTTTGCCTAGATATCGCATTGGTTTTCCTCCGTTCTTTTCCTAACTATACCGCCATACCGTATTTGTGGTAGGACTGTTTGCGCCAATTACAAACCAATGCTGCCGCGAAGCTCAGCCATTCGGCTTTTGTTCTCTGTGTGGTCCAACGGGCGCTCGATTTTTTCCGGTATTGCCTTTGGTATCGGCGTTTCGATGCTTTCTCCGCTCCGCAGGCGCTCCAACAAAACTTTGTAGCTTCGATCGTAAATTGGAAAGCCTTTCTCTCGTGGCAATGATTTTACTTCGTAGCCGCACTGGCCTTGACGCACTGATTCAACAACAATCGGGTGCGACCATTCGTGCCTGGGGTTGGCGAAGTGCTGGCAGTATTCCAGATATGCTACCTCTGGCCCCGGTATGCCTCCGTGTCTGGTTTTTAGGATTAACTCGACCAGTTCGGCAGGTGTAGGGCACCAGCGATCCTCAGAGCGATACAGAGCGAGTGCGCCAGAAATGTCTTCAATGCACCCAATCCGGTTTTCAGCAAAGGCAGCCAGCAGCTGGCGCTTATATTCGGCCTCACCGGCAGGATTGCCCATTTTCTTCATGTAACCCTTCGTTAGGGCCTTCAGCTTTTGGCATACGGTCTCGACAAGTCGTTCACCTGCCGGCGAGTCTCCGGGTATGAACTGCTGCTGGGGCTGACCAATATTGGCCACTGCGTTATCGACGATGCTTGATGCGTCGACCAGTCCGCTATGGTTCATTGCTCGGAGCCTCCCAGGTGATTACCTCTTTTGTGATGACCTCAACTTTTTTCATCCTAAAGTCACCGCAGAACCGGCAAGTCTTTGACATTCCATCCTCTGATAAATCGTAATCATGCGCCATCTTTGTGAATCTGCAGCGACCATGCTCTATGTATTCACTCCAGAACCTATCAGTGACATCGACCCATTCGATTGTGTGGTGGGCAGGGCCGAAAGCCCAATCATTCCTCGGTCGTCTAGGCGTCCAAATGTTTGCCAGGTTATTGCCGTGAAAAAATACACCATCCATTTGGCCAATCATTATAAGTCCGCTAGGGGTGTTTCCCAGGTCTATTGAATCAACCCTTCTTGGGTTGTGACCATCGAGAGCCGACCATGTTGAAACGTAAACATCCTCAATACCGTTTTTCTTAACCCTTTGATAAAGCAGCCAGCTGTACTTGTCAGAAACCTTATCTTTCTCTGGCTTTATCAGTTGCAGAACTTCTTTTTTTTCAAGGCTCATCTTAATTCCTCCGATTTTCATTTTCCCCACCCCATCTCATCTGCTAATCCGGCTGACCAGCCGGGGCCGGTTGATTCCCAGCCGTTTGAGTTGTTCGCGCCCTTGTTAGCCAGATACTCGACTTTGATTGTTGCCCATCCTGCGTCGCACTGAGCCTCGATTGCTTGCTGAGGGTGTATCTTGTGCTGGTACCAGAGTTCGGCCAATGCCTTCTCGATTGTGCTTAGTGCGCGATCAGTGCTGCTGGCCTTCTTGCTTGTTCTCAAACGTGCCCATTCGCTAAGCACCTCTTCGCCGACAGAGTTTAGGCAGGTCAACTCCTGCTTGCTTCGTACTTTTTCGATCAGTTGCTCAGCTTTGGTTTTCTTCTTCGGCTTTGGCTGCTCAGTCTTGATTAGGGCGTCACCGGCAGGTGCGCCTAAGTTTGTATGATGTTTATTTTGTAATACTGTTTCTTTTGTAGTTGCAGGTATACCGAGCGACGGGTTTTCAGTACTACGGTTTTCCAGTTGGGCGGTAGGGTAAACATACCAGTCGACGCCTCCCATCTTTCCTGACTCATCTTGCTTTGCCTTGCGGCGCAGATAACCAGCATTCTGGAGCTCACCAAGTATGCGTGTAAGCTTGTCTCGTCCACATGATGGCGCTTGCTTCTGTAGCCACGATTTATGAATCTCCCAGTCGGCAGGAAGGGATAGAAGAAGGCACAAAATACCCTTGGCTTCAAAAGTTAAAGATTGGTCTTGCAGGGTTTCGTTAGGAATTACGGCGTAGTTGTTCTCTACAACGGCCTTGTAAATAGCCATATTCACCTCTCTAATTTTCACCTCTCTAAAGAATATGCGGCGGCCCGGAGAGGGAGAACAGGCGCTGTCTCGGGTAGCTACTCCCGAGTGCCGCAGGTCAATTATACACCACCTTCGATCAGATCAAACCTTCGCTAATCATCAACTCGTGAATCCGAACCTCGCCGGCAGGAGTGAATAGCGCCTGGTCGTGTCCGGTTTCGGTCTGCTTCATCTCGCCATATCCATTTTCGATCCATGCCTGAAGGAACACACGATTCCGCTTGACGTTTTTACTGTAAACGCAACCCAATTCATCAAGGAAGCGATTGAGCTTGATAGCGCTCATCACGTGCTTTTGGGCCACCTGAGTAGCGGTCAGCAGTGTTTTGCGCTCTACCAGATTCTCGACGAATGCGACCTTAGGTGCTTGCAATTCGAGCTGCTTAGCTTGATCTGCCGCCAGCTGCAGGGCTTCTGCGAATGTTTGTGGGATGGCTGGGGATTCAGGTTCGACCGAGTATGATCCCGTCTTTCTGATTGACGGTAAAACCTCCGACGTTACCCATCGCTTAAAGCGTTTTGCTTTCGGTTTTCTTGAGCCAAGGGCAAGAGAGTAGAGGCCGGATTCGCTAATGATCGTGTATTGCTGACCCTCATTTGAAATGAGGTCGTGCTCATCGTCATCAAGACGGGTTTTTGCCTGACTTGGGTTTGATACCCCAATAACAGCGCAAACATCAACGAGACAGAACCACACTTCACCATCGCGCTCTGTTGTTCGGATTGAAACATCTTCAAATGAGAATATTTTTACAATGTCTTTCATGGATTCACCAACAAGTTAGGGCGGCCTACTAACGGTGGAAAAGAGCGCGCTAGATCACCCTACGCGTTCGGCCATAACTTATTTCTAGCGATAGTGCTGTTTTGTAGCTCGGATTCCACGCCTTGCTACGCTTCTATTTTACTCCTCCTTGCCAACCACAACAAACCGGTAGCGTAGGCCGTCTATGGTTATCTCGTCGCCTGTCGCTGCTGCGTTGTGGATTTTGGTTTGCCATTCGCTAGAGCTTTTCAGATCCCCTACGCAATAGCCGATCATCGACATGCAAAGAGGCAGTAGCAGAGCATGCAACACCATTGCTATTTTAATCATAAACAACCCTCCAACATTCAATAAACGTCCCC